GCCTCGCGTGCAAAGTCGCAAAAGTCGGGGGTGGGGGATATGAGAACCGAAACCGTAGCCTTGGGCGAGCTCAAGGCCGATCCGCGCAACGCGCGGCGGCATAGTAAGCGCAACCTGGAAATGATTGAGGCCAGCGTGCGAGCAGTTGGTCCGGGGCGTAGCGGCGTGATCGATGAAACCGGCACGATCTTAGCCGGTAACGGCACGTTCGAGGCCATGAAGGCGGCTGGGATAAAATCGGTGCGCGTCGTCGAGGCCGCGGGCGATGAGTGGGTGGTGGTGCGGCGCACCGGGCTTAGCGAGGAGCAAAAGCGCACCCTCGCTCTAGCCGACAACCGTGCCGGCGAGCTGGCCGAGTGGGACGGCCCGGCGCTGGCCGACCAGGGTATTGATCTGGCGCCATGGTTTACGCCGGATGAGCTACAGCAATTCGGCGCGGCGGCGCCGGCGAGCGATGACGCCGGCGCGGCGTCTGAGGGCGCGCCGGCGTCATTGCGTGATCGTTTTTTGATCCCGCCCTTTAGCGTGTTAGATGCACGCCAGGGCTATTGGCAAGATCGCAAGCGCTATTGGTTAAGCCTCGGCATCCGTAGCGAAATCGGCCGTGGGAGGGGGATTTTGATGCAAGCCGAGCAGGTGACGAGTGAAAATCTGAACTATTATCGGAACCGCAACGCTAGATGAAAAAAAACAACCAGCGAGGACTTTCGGTCAAGATATCATGCGCGGGGAGCATCCGGTGAAACGAAAAGTTAAAGGCGGCGCGAAATCGGCCAGCGGGCGAGCGATGGATATTTCGGGCGGGTTTTCTCGTCCCGGTTTGGGCGGGCCGTTGTTAATGAAATCGTTATCGAGCCATCCGCGCTACTACGAACAAAAGACCGCCGCGGAAAGTCAACTAGGGCGGAAACTGACCAACGAGGAATTCGAGCGCGATCATTGGAAAGAACCCGATAGCGAAATTATCAGCGGAACGAGTATTTTTGACCCGGTGCTTTGCGAGATCGCCTACCGCTGGTTCTGTCCCGTCGATGGTCTAGTGCTCGACCCCTTCGCCGGGGGCAGCGTGCGCGGAATTGTCGCCTCGAAACTTGGGCGCCGATATCTCGGCGTTGACCTTCGGGCCGAGCAAATCGAGGCCAACCGCCAACAAGCGGCGGTGATTTGCGGCGATCCTGCGCCGCGCTGGTTACTTGGGGATAGCCGGGAAAATTCCGGCCACGCCGCCGGCGCCGCCGCTGATTTGATCTTTTCCTGCCCGCCTTATGCCGACCTTGAGGTCTATAGCGATGATCCAGCCGATCTTTCTACGCTCGACTATCCGGAGTTTATATCCGCTTACCGGGCGATCATCGCGGCCAGCTTATCGTTACTCAAAACCGACCGCTTCGCCTGTTTCGTCGTCGGCGATACTCGAGACAAGCACGGCTTTTATAGAAACTTTGTTAGCGATACGATCGCGGCCTTTCAAGACGCCGGCGCCCGCTATTACAACGAGGCCGTGCTTGTCACTAGCGTTGGCTCGCTACCGATCAGGGTAGGCCGGCAATTTGAGGCCGGCCGTAAGCTGGGCAAATCGCACCAAAATGTTTTGATCTTTGTGAAAGGCGACCCGCGCGCCGCCACGCAGGCCTGCGGGCATGTAGAAATCGCCGATCCGGCGGAAATGTTCGGGGTGACGCAATGAGCGGGTTTACTATCAGCCAGATCGACGGTCTACAGGTCGTTCGCGACGATCTGATCACCGGCGGGACTAAGCGGCGGGTGATCGATCGAATTTTCAGGGCCGAGGATGAGTATGTTTACGCCAGCCCAGCGGCCGGTTATGCCCAAGTAGCTTTAGCGCACGGCGCCGCCGCCGCGGGTAAGCGCGCGACGATCTTTGTTGCCCGGCGCGCGCAATGGCACGCCCGAACGAAAGAAGCGCAAGCGGCCGGCGCCACGATCGTGCAAGTCGAGCACGGTTACTTATCGAACGTCCAGGCCAAGGCGCGCGCCTACGCCAACGCCACGGGCGCGCGTCTATTGCCGTTCGGCTTCGACTGCGCCGAGGTTCGCACCGCCCTGGCAGAAATCGCCTTATCGTTGCCGATCACTCCGCGCGAGGTCTGGACCGTCGCCGGCTCGGGCACGTTGACGCGCGCCTTGCAAATAGCCTGGCCGCGCGCCGCGTTTCACGCCGTGCAAATCGGCAAGGCGCCAACGATCGGTCGGGCGAAATTATGGATAGCACCGGAAAAATTCGAGGAGAACGCAAAAGAGCCGCCGCCGTTTCCGTCATGCTCTAACTATGACGCCAAGGCGTGGCGATTTATCAAAGGGAACGCGCGACCGGGCGCGTTGTTTTGGAACGTAGCGGCTTAGAGATATTTTATGCCCCGCACCGGACGACCGCGCAAACCGACGCGGCTTAAACTTATCGAGGGCAACCGCGGGCGGCGGCCGATCGATACCACCGAGCCCGCGCCGCCGGTGATGATCCCGAGCTGCCCGCGCCACCTGAAGGGCGAGGCGCGCAAGGAGTGGCGCCGGATTACGAAAGAACTGCTCGCGCTCAACATGATCGCCAAGGTCGACCGCGCCGCCATCGCCGCCTATTGCGTACAGTGGGCGCGCTGGATCACCGCCGAGGAAAAGATCGCCACCGAAACCTCGCTAGTCTACAAGACCGGCAGCGGCTACCCGATCCAGTCGCCATGGCTGGCGGTATCGAACAAGGCGCTAGAGATAATGCACAAATATTTAACCGAGTTCGGCCTCACCGCCGCCTCGCGCACCCGGCTCAAGGTCGAAATGCCCAAGGCCGCCGACCCGGCCGCCGACCCGGCCGCCGCCTATTTTAAATAGCCATGGCAAAAAAACGCCACGCCAAGAAATCCACCGCCGCCGACCCCGTCCTCGCCTACGCCGACGGCGTCCTCGACGGCGACATCATCGCCGGCCGCTGGGTCAAGCTGGCCTGCGAGCGCCACCTCCGCGATTTGAAGCGCAAGGATATGGTCTGGGATCTCGCCGCGGCGCTGTTTGCCATCGGCTTTTTCCGCGACGTACTACGCCTCAACGGCGGCGAGTTCGAGGGCAAACCGTTCGAGCTCGAACCGTGGAAGGCGTTTATTCTCGGCTCGCTGTGGGGCTGGAAGTTGAAAGACGGCCGGCGCCGCTACAACGTCGCCTATGTCGAGGCCGCCAAGGGCTGCGGCAAGTCGCCGTTCGCCGGCGGCGTCGGCCACCTGGGCTTACTTGCCGACCAAGAGCCGCGCGCCGAGGTCTACGCCGCCGCGACCAAGAAAGACCAGGCCATGATTTTATTTCGAGACGCCGTCGCCATGCGCGATCAATCGCCGCACTTGACCGCGCGCCTGCAGAAATCCGGCAAGGGCGAGAAGTGCTGGAACCTTGCCGACCACCAGACCGGCTCATGGTATCGCCCCATCAGCGCCGACGAAGACTCGCAGTCCGGCCCGCGCCCGCACATCGCCCTAGTCGACGAGATCCACGAGCACAAGACCGACGTTGTCATCAACATGCTCCAGGCCGGCTTCAAATCCCGCCGCAACCCGCTGATGTTCATGATCACCAACGCCGGCTTCGACCGCGAGACCGTCTGCTGGCGCTATCACGAATACGTCACGAAAATTTTAAAGCGCACCGCCGACAACGACCGCTTTTTCGGCTACATCGCCACCCTCGACAGTTGCGAAAAGCACTGGCTAGAGGGCCAAGAGCAGCCCCTCGACAACTGCAACGACTGCGACCGCTGGGACATCGAAGGCGACCACTGGTACAAGGCCAACCCCAGCCTCGACGTAATCCCCGGCCGCGAGTATTTGCGCAGCCAAGTGCAAAAGGGTCTGGACATGCCCGCCGAGCAAAACACCGTGCGCCGGCTAAATTTCAGCTACTGGACCAACCAGGCCACCCGCTGGATGAGCATGCAGGCATGGGACGCCTGCGCCAAGCCCATCGACTACGCCAAGCTCAAGGGCCGCCCCTGCATCGTCGGCCTCGACTTGGCGAATACCATCGACATTGCCGCCGTCGCGCTGCTCTTCGTCCCCGAGCGCCTACCGCTCAACGCCAAGAGCGAGGTCAACGGCGAGATGAATTACGCCACCGTCGACGTCGACCACCTCGACGACGACTTCACCGTCTTGCCCTACTTTTTCATTCCCGAGGGCACCGTCGAAGAGGCCAAGCGCCGCGACAACGTACCCTACGACGCCTGGATCAAGCGCGGACTGATCGAAGCCACGCCCGGCAACGTCATCGACTACGCCTTTATCAAGCACCGCATCGCCGCGCTCAAAGACATTTACCCGATCCGCGCCAAGTTCGAGCAGGGCCGCCAGCAGCATCTCGCCGGCTTCGACCCATGGAACGCCACCCAGTTTGCGCAAGACATGCAAGCCGACTACGGATTGAATATGATCGAGGTCCGCCAAGGCTACCAGACCATGAGCGAGCCGACCAAAGAGATGGCGCGCATCGTCAAAGCCGGCCGCCTACGCCACGGCGGCAACCCCGTGCTGCGCTGGATGGCCGACAACATGGTTGTCCGCACCGACCCCGCCGGCAACATCAAGCCGGACAAGGAAAAGTCCAAGAAAAAGATCGACGGCATCGTCGCCCTGATCATCGCCCTATCGTTAGCCATCCGCAACGGCCACGCCGGCGCCAGCGTCTACGAGCAGCGCGCTAAGGCCGGCGACGGGCCGATTATCAGAGCGATTTAGGAGAGGAATTGAGAACCAACACCATGAGAGAAAACTTACGCGATATCGGCAACCTATTTTTCGCCTGGCTCAAGCGCTCCATCGACGCCCAATCGGCGTTTTTCTTGCTCGGGCTCGGCGCGCTTTGGTGGGGAATTTTTCAGATCAGTCCGCCGGCCAGTTTCATCGCCGTCGGGTCAATTATCGTCGTGCTCAGCACATGGGGGGTTTTTAAACGATGAGCTTTTTAACCGCTTTGACTGGAGTCGAGAGCCGCGCGACGGCCATCAATGGATTATCGTTGCGCGACCCCGCCCTGATCGAGTGGTTTGGCGGGCGCGCGACCATCGCCGGGCCGCATATAACGCCCGATAGCGCGCTAAACATTTCATCGTGGAACGCCTGCATCCGCATCCTCACCCAGAGCTGCGCCAAGCTGCCGCTGATCGTCTACGAGCGCAAGGCCGACGGCGGTCGCGACCGCGCCGCCACGCACCCGCTCTACAAGGTGCTCCACGGCCGCGCCAACCCGCGCATGAGCAGCTACGACCTATTTCAATACAACTACGAAAAGATTTTCAGCTGGGGGAATTCATTCTGTGAGATCGAGCGCGTCGGCGGCCACGTCGTCGCTTTATGGCCGATCCATCCCTCAAGGGTGAGGATTCAAGTCACCGACGATCGGGTTTGGTACTATGTCACCGGCCCCAACGGCCAAGAGTCGCCGCCGATCCGCCAGGAAGACATTTTGCACGAGACCGACTGGCTCACCGACAGCACCGGCCTCGTCGGCATCAGCCGGGTCACCAAGCTGCGCGAGTCGCTTGGCCTTACCCACGCCGAGGAAGAGGCCCGCGCCAGGTTTTTCGCCAACGACGCCCGCCCCAGCGGCATCATCGAATATCCCGGCGCCCTCGACGACATCGCCTACGAGCGCTACAAAAAAGACTGGTACGACAAGTTTGGCGGCCTCGGCAACAAATTTCGCCTTGCCTTCATGGAGCAGGGCGTCAAATACGTCCCGACGCAATTTTCGCCCGAGGACCAGCAGTTCATCGAGGGCCGGAAATTTCAGAAAGAAGAGATGGCGATGATCTCCGGCGTGCCTTTGATTTTACTGCAAGGCACCGAGAAGGCCACCAGTTGGGGCACCGGCATCGAGCAATTCATCCTCGCCTACCGCGAGTTCACCATCGATCCGCCGACCATCCAGCGCGAGAGCCGCTACAACCTCGCATTATTCACCGAGCGCGAGCGCGAAAAATATTACTGCGAAGCGCTATTCGACGCCCTGCTCAAGACCGATCCAAAGTCGCGCGCCGAGACGCTCAAAATCTGGCACGAGAACGGTATTATTAGCGGCGACGAATGGCGCGCCATGGAGAATCTCAACGCCATGCCCAACGGCCTGGGGAAGATTTACCTAGTCCCGGCCAATTTCACCACCCGCGATCTGATCGGCAAACAACCGCCGCCGCTGCCCGCGACGCGCGCGTCGGCAATCGAGAATGAATAAAGCAACCTACCGCATCGACGAGCTCGCCGCGCATTGGAGCGTCTCGCGCAAGACCATCGAGCGCGAGATCAAGCGCGGCGCGCTCGCCGCGTTTCGCATCGGCGTCACCTGGCGCGTCCCGCGCGAGTCGGTCGAAGAGTACCAGCGCAAAAAAAAACAAGACTCCGTGGAACTCTGTAGTACTGCGTAGGACACCCGCCTGCCGCATTTTCATAGCGCAATTTTATCGCCACCGTATAATCCAATCACAAGCTTCTTTTTCTTAGCTGTTGATTGGAACGACATTGATCGAACGCCGATACCTTCCCGCCTGCGAGTTACGCGCCAAGTCGGCCGGCGGCCTGACCATCACCGGTCACGCCGCCGTGTTCGACAAACTCAGCGACGAGATTTACGGCTTTCGCGAGCGTATCGCCCCCGGCGCCTTCGCCGAGACGATTGAGAAAGACGACATCCGCGCCCTGTGGAACCACGACGCCAACTTCGTGCTCGGCCGCAACAAAGCCGGCACGTTAAAGCTCGCCGAGGACGACATCGGCCTAGCCATTGAAGCCGAGCTGCCCGACACCACGTTCGCCCGCGACCTGATGAAGTCCATCGAGCGCGGCGACGTGAGCCAGATGAGCTTCGGCTTTGTCACCCCGCCCAGCGGCGACGACTGGCGCATGGAAAACGGCCAAGTCATCCGCACGCTCAACAAAGTGCAACTTTTCGACGTCTCGCCGGTCACCTATCCGGCCTACCCGCAGACCGATGTCAGCGCCAGAAGTTTATTCGCCGAGCGCATCAAAGCGCTGAGCGCTGCAACCCAACCGGATAATTTTTACCGCAGAAAACTTTTACACCGGCGAATCGAATTATTCGCCGACTACTAGGAGGGCAAAGTATGGATCTGAACGACTTGCGCCAACAGCGCGGCCATATCTGGGAAGAGATCAAAGCTATCGACAAAAAGGCGGAGGCCGAAAAGCGTGACCTGACCGACGAAGAGGACGCCAAGGTCCGCACCATGATGGCCGACATGCAAAAGCTCAAGTCCAAGATCGAGGCGGCCGAGGAGCGCCAGCGCATCGAGGCCGAGATGGCCGCCAGCGATCGCCATAACGCTCGGCACATCGGCCGCGATAACCCCGCTCAGCCCCTGGACGCGAAAAAAACCGACGAGTACCGCGCTTTAGCGTTGCACGCCTGGTTGCGCAGCGCCGCCGGCATGGACATCGACAAAGACCATCTTGAAGCGTCCAAAGCTCTGCGCATCAACCCTGACGCGAAAGAGATTAATTTGCCAATCCGCCGCGATTACCGCAATGTGGTGCGCGAGTACCGTGACCTATCTGCATTCGCCGGCAACGCGGGTGGTTATACGGTCCCAGAGGGGTTTTCCAACAATTTTGAGATCGCCCTACTGCAATTTGGCGGCGTGCGCGAAGCCTGCGAGGTATTCCGCACCGAGAGCGGCAACCCACTGCCATGGCCAACCGCCAACGACACCGGCAATAAGGGCGAGCGTTTGGGCGAAAATACCGACTTCGGTGCTTCCGTCGATCCAGCCTTCGGTGTTATCAACTTTTCCGCTTACAAGTACAGCTCGAAGCCTATCTTGATTCCTTTCGAGTTACTTCAGGATAGCGCCTTCGACATGGCGGCGACGATCGGTCAATGGTGCGGCGAGCGCATCGGTCGCATCCAGGCCGACGAATTCACCACGTATTCCGCGGCCAACGGGCCGCAGGGTATCGTCACGGCGTCAGCCATGGGCAAGACCACCGCCAGTGGTTCGGCGATCACTTCTGACGAGGTGCTGGACCTCCAACACTCGATTGATCCAGCCTATCGGCCGGTGTCGAGCTGGATGTTCCACGATAATATCTTACTGGCGATCCGAAAGCTCAAGGAAGCGACGACTAACGCCTATATCTGGCAGCCCGGCTTACAGGCAGGCGTGCCGGACCGGCTACTCAACCATCCCTACACCATCAACCAGAGCATGCAGTCCTCGATCGCTTCGGGGACCAAGACCATGCTGTTCGGCGATATGAAAAAATTTCGCGTCCGCGACGCCGGCGCGCTCCGCTTGCTGCGCTTGAACGAGCTCTACGCGGCCAAAGATATGGTGGCGTTCATCGCCTACCTACGATCCGACGCCGCGCTGATCGACGCCGGAACCCGGCCAGTCAAGCACATGCTCCAAGCCTAGTAGGGTCGGCGGAGTTTAAACGGCATAGCCACAACGGAGGAGTGATTCCATGGAGACACTAATCGAGGGAGTTAAAGTTAGCCAAGCGATCACCGTCACCGCCGGCGCCGCCGGCACGTCGACGATCAACGGTGCCACGCTCGACATGGCCGGATATGACGGCGTGTTGATGGTCGTCACCTTCGGCGCCATCGTGGCCACCGGCGTGCAGTCGATCAAGGCGCAGCAGGGCCAGCAATCCAACCTAAGCGACGCCGCTGATTTGTTGGGGACTGGCCAGACCGTCGCCGACAGCGACGACGAAAAAACCTTTTACATCGATCTGTTCCGGCCCCGCGAACGCTATGTCCGCGTAGTCGTGCCGCGGGCGACGGCGAACGCGACCGTCGCCAGCGCCGAATATATCCAGTACCGGGCGCGGAGCAAGCCGACGACCCAGGGCACCAACGTGGCTGGCGAGACTCATAAGTCGCCGGCCGAGGGCACGGCGTAAGGCTGAGGGACACGATGCCGTTTTACAAAGCGCTAGTGAGCTTTGCGTCGAACAATGTGGCACCAGCCGGTGGCCAGATTTTCGAGGCTGACGCCGAGCAGGCCGATGACTGGCTCCGCGCGGGTCTTGTCGAGCCGGCGGCCGAATTGACCGAAACGCCGATCGAGTTCGCCGCGCATGCCGGCGCGCCCGAGACCGCCACCGGCAAACGGCAGCGCCGCGGCAAGACCGCCACGCCGCCCGCCGGATCGATCACGGCCGGTGCGCCCGAAGACGAAGACGACAACTAAGAGGACCATCTTGCAGTGTCCCACCGACCCTACGCACTTGAGCTTGTCAGCGTCGACGGCGAACAGCCGGTGGAGTTTTTCACCGAGGCCAAGCGCCATCTGAAGGGCAGCGACGACGACGACAGCGACGACGGCCTGATCAAGCTCTATCTCGATGCCGCCGCCGATTGGGCTGAGAGCTACACCAACCGCGCCCTGGCGCTCCAGACCTGGCGCATAAAGCTCGATTGTTTCCCCTACTACGGCGACGGCGGCGACAGCCGCCAGGGCATCAAGCTGCCCAAGCCGCCGCTGCAAGCGGTCAGTGAGATCAAATATTACGACACCGCCGGCGTGCTGACGACACTATCCAGCGCCGATTACGAAGTCGACAAGACCAGCGCGCCCGGGATGATTTTCCCGGCGTACAACAAGAGCTGGCCCGCGGCCCAAGACCGGCCCCACGCCGTCCAAGTGCTGTTTCAATGCGGCTACTTGAAAGCGGCCGACATCCCAAGCGCGATAAAGGCCGCCGTGCTGCTCCAGCTCGGCCACTTGTACGAGCATCGCGAGACCGTAGTCATCGGCGCCCAGCCCTTCGAAGTACCGCAGAGCGCCGAGAGACTTTGTTTGCCGCTGAGGATTTTAAACGTCTGATGCAGATCGGCAGATTAAACCGCCGGGTCACCGTCCAGCAGCGCACCGCGGCGAGCCCCGATAGTTTCGGCGCCGCCGACGCCACCTGGACCGACATCGCCACCATCGACGCCGCCGTGCAGCCGCTGCGCGGCCAAGAGCGCAGCGCCGCGCGCCAGACCGAAGCCGGAGCCGACATCAAAGTGACCATGCGTTACCGCACCATTGACGCCAAGAACTACCGGCTGAAATACGGCGCCCGGTTACTCGATATCGAAAGCGTTATCGACATCGACGAACGCCACCGAGTTTTAGAAGTGAACTGCAAGGAGGTCGTCTAGTGGCTCTGGGCTTCAATACGAGCGGCAGATCCCGCGACGGCTTCAAGCTTGAGCTCAAGGGCTTGAGCGATCTGACGCGCAAGCTTGAGGGCCGCATCCGGCGCATGGAGCAGGGCATTTTGCGCAAGGCGTGCAAGGCCTTCGCCGAGCCGATCCGCGCCGACGCCGAGCGCCGCGCCCGCGCGCTGATCTCGCCGCGTATCGAAATCGGCGTCGAGATTAAGATTCGCGGCGATGCCGCCACCGTCAAGATCGGCCCGCGCGGCGATTATTTTTACCTGTTTTTTTTCGAGTACGGCTACTGGATTCGCACCAAGCGCAAAGGTCCAAAGATTCGTTGGGTCAATCCTCGCCCCACCATGCGTCCGGCCTACGACGCGCACAGGGAAGAGGGCTTGGCGGCCATGGAAAAGATTTTACTCGACGCCTTTGGCGAGGAGCTGCCGGCGGCGGCGTAACCCATGATGATCGAAGAGGCCATCTACAGCCATCTCACGGCTGACACCGGGCTCGCCGCCCTGGTGCCGGCGCGGATTTATCCGCTCGCCATGCCCCAGGACGGCGCGTTGCCGGCGTTGGTCTATTCGAAGGTTTCCGGCGTGCCGGAGTATTCGCATGATGGCAATACTGGCTTGGTCGAGGCGCGCTTTCAGTTTTCTTGCTTGGGCCAAAACTACGGCCAGACCAAGAGCCTCAGCCGCGCGGTCAAGCGCGCCATGCAGCCATTAGAGCGCGCGCCGCGGACGATCGGCGGCGCCGCCGGCGTGCGCGTCGCCAGCGCGTTGTTGGAAAACGAGGTCGACATCTACGACGCCAACGAAGTCGAGCACGCCGAGCGCGTGCACATCCCGCTAGACTATTTGATTCAATACTACGAGGAGGATTTATAACATGGCCGACATTACCCCCACAGTGATCGCCAAAAACAGCAGCGCGCTACTCTCCCTGGTCGCCGTCAATAGCAGCGACTCCATCGTCGGCGCCACCAAGGACGATGTGCTTGAGATCAAGACCGGCCGCGGTGGCTCGATCAACGTGACGTTTGTCGCGCAGATCGCCTGCGATCAGGGCACGCTGCACGATGTCGTCACCGCGGTGGCCGCCGGCGCGCGCCGGGCGATCCCGATGCCGATCCCCATAGATCGCTACCTCGACGTCAATAAAAAAGTCGTCGTCAACTACAGCGGCACGACCACCGTCACCGCCCAGGCCTACCGCACCCCGGCGTAACCGAGGCGGCGCAAGAGACTTTGCACCCTCAACCGTAGAGTAGAGTAGAAAGGAACCGATCATGCCCACCACCGCGCTTTTTGCCAAGGGCACCAAGCTCAAACGGAAAAATACCGGCACCGGACTCTACGAGGACGTGCCCCAGGCGACCGTTTTGAACACGCCCCAAGTCACCACCGACTACGACGATATCACCAACCACGACTCGCCGAGCGCCTATAAAGAATACCTGGCGACGCTCAAAGACCCCGGCCAGATCGCCTTCGAGCTGATCTGGGATCCCGGCAACTCCATGCACACCCAGCTCTTCAACGACATGGTGAACGGCACCTTGCTCGATTGGAAGATCGTACTGCCCAACATCGCCGCGACGACGTTTAGCTTTTCCGCCTACGTCGCCGCCTTCGGCGCTAACCTGGAGTATAGCAAGGGCGCCCGGGTGAGCGGCCAGCTACGCATCAGCGGCGCGCCGACCCTGACCTAAGCCATTTCACGCGGAAGAAAGAGGTGCCATGACGCCCATCGAACCGGTTTATATCAAGCTCGATCGCCGCCGCGCCATCGTCCTCGACATGGAGGCGCTGGCGCGCGCCGAGCGCGAGCTCAACAAACAGCGCCGCGACGACGGCCTGTTCAATATCTCGATCTTCAAAGTCATCAACGATCAAGTCTCCGGCATGTCCGAGATGAACATCGACGTCCAGGTGATTTTGATTTTGCTCTGGGCCGGGCTGTTGCGCGAGGATCCCGCGCTGCGTCTCGACGCCGTCGGCGCCATGGTGCGCAGCCCCTACCGCGCCACCGGCGCCGTGCTCAAAGCCATTGAAAACTATTTTCGCCGCGAGACCGCCGACGATGACGACGACAGCGAGGAGGGCGACGGCGACAAACTCCCTTTGGCCCCGTCGACTGGGTCGCCCTAGAGGCCCGGTCGCGCGTCCAGTTGGGTCTATCGTCCGCCGAGTTTTGGCGCTTGAGCCCGCGCGAGTACGCCGCCCGACTCGACGCCTACAAGGACAAGCTGAACATGGAGCAGTTAGGCACCGCCAGATTGACCGCCATGATCGCCGGCATGTTTCGCGGCGACGGCCAGCGCGCGCCGTCCTACGACGATTTTTTACCGTTCCCGCCGCCGCGCCGGCGCATGAGCGTCGAGGAGAGCGCCGAAGCGCTGCGCCAAATGGCCGCCGGCCTAAACGCGCTCGCTGAGAAATAATCATGGCCAACGATCGCAAGGTAGGAAATCTCCTAGTCCAGATGCGCGCCGAGTTGGGCGGGCTGCGTGTCGATGTGAAGGAGATGCAAAACACCTTCCAGCAGAGCTTCACCGGCATCCAAGCCAGCGCCGCCAGCGCCTTCCGCAGCATCCAAACATCCATCGCCGCCGCCTTTGGCAGCGGCGTCTTGGTCGCCGCGTTCCATAATCTGACCAGTATTGGCGACCAGCTTTCCGATCTCGCCGATCAAACCGGCGTCACCGTCGCCGTTTTGGGCGGCATCAAGCCGATTGCCGACCAAAACAACACGTCCATCGACGCTTTCGCCAAAGGCATGCTCAAGGCGCAGAAAGAGCTTGGCGCCATGCAGGAAGGCGGCGAAGGCGCCGCGTCATCGCTAAAAAAGCTCGGCCTCAACGTCAACGATTTGAAACAGCTTGAGCCCGATAAATTTATCGAGGTCATGGCCAAGGCGCTGGCCGGCGTTGAAAACCGTAGCGAGCGCGCCGCCATCGCTACCCAGCTCTTTGGCAAAGCCGGCGCCGAGTTGATACCGACGCTCTTGGCGATCGCTGAAAAAGGTCTGCCGCGTTTGTCCAAGGAAGCCGAAGAAGGCTACAAGTCACTTGGCCGACTCAAAGACAAGATGGTTGAAACGACCGGAGAGGCGTTTAATTTAGCCGCTGGCTTCGTACACATGCTCGACGTTCTTCTGAACGTATCGGAATTGCAGAAACTAAAATCTGCGCTTGCGGATGTGTCGGAAGAGATCGACGCAATAGACAAACGACTTGAAACTCGGAAAAAGCTCCGCGAAGGAGGTTTTGGATTTTTCACCGCTCCGTCATCCGACGATGCTGAGCAATTAAAAAGACGCGCCGAATTACTCGAACGGTTGACAGATTTAGGTGCCACGCTGGGGAAAAAACGAGAGGAGAAACCGCAAGGAACTAAAATTTTAGGCATCGGCGATGACGGCAACGCCAAAGCGTTGCAGAGTCTCAAGGAGTCCATCGACAAAGAGAGCGACGCCCTGCAAGCGCAGTTGATCGAGCTCCGCAGAGGCAAGGAAGCCGCCCAGGACTACGCACTAAGCCAAAAGGAATTGCAGGAGCGTGCAAAGGGCGTCACTGCTGGCATATTAGAAGAGCAGCGCCGCCGCCGTGAATTGACCAAAGATCTGCGCGACGAGCAGCGCGCTCGCGAGGAGCTGGCCGGCCGTGTTCGGGCGGAGACTCTCGCCAAAGGCCCGCAGGAAGACACCCGCGGGCTACGCAGCTTTGAAGAGCTACGCCAAGCCCAGGAGGCGCTCGACAAAGACTACGCCGAGTTTCGCGCCCAGCTCGCCAAAGACCTCGCCGACGCCGATAAATTCTGGCTCGACCAAGAGCTTGAGCAACTGCGCAAAAATTTGGCCGAGCAGCGCCAGGTCTGGGAGGGCCTCGGCACCTCCATCCAGCGTAGCTGGGACCAGACCCTGAACGGTATTTTTAGCGGCACCCAGAGCTTCACCGACGGCATGAAAAACATGTTCCGTAACATGGCGCTAGCGATCCTCAGCGAGCTCGGCAAGCTCGCCGGCAATGCTTTAGTGAATTCACTTTCTGGCCTATTCAACGGCCGGCCCGCCGGCGTCGAGGGGCCGCTATTGTCCAACGGAGGATTTTTATCCGGCGGTGGCAATATCTTGGGCGGTTTACTCAGCCAAAGCACCGGCGGCTCGATCTTCAGCGGCATCGGTAACTTTTTCGGCGGCATCTTCGACGACGGCGGCATGGTGCCGGGCCGCATCGGCGAGCCCAAGCTAGTCATGGCCCATGGCGGCGAGACCATTTTGCCGACCCACAAAGGCGGCGGCTTCGGCCAAGTCGTCTATAACATCGACGCCCGCGGCGCCCAGCGCGGCGTCAGCGCCGAGATCCAGCGCGCCATCGACAAGTCGCGCGCCCAGGCGGTCCGGCAATCGGTGGGCGCGGTCAAAACCGAGCGCGAGCGCTCACACAACTTCGCCAGCGCCTTCGGGTCAAAATAATGGGCAGCCGTGATCTCACCACCGCGGTCAAAAACGAGCTCGACAAGGCCGGGCTACAGCTTGGCCTATTCGTCGAGATCATATTCGACTCCGGCCCGTTCCGCGTGTGGTCCGGCCTCGGCAACATGACGCTGGGCGGCAATGTCTATAGCGGCATCGGCACCTTGGGCCGCATCGACAAGATCGAGGAATCGGCGACCGATATCCGCGCTTCCGGCGTCGCGCTCACGCTGTCCGGTATACCGTCCGCATTGCTCGCCCAGACCTTGACCGAAAACTATCAAGGCCGCCAGGCAACCATCTGGCTGGTCATGTTCGACAGCGCCTGGCAGATAATCGCCGACCCGGTGGTGCTCAACGTCTACCGGCTCGACTATCCGCAGATCGAGGAGGGCGGCGAGACCTGCTCGATCACGGTTTTTGCGGAATCGATCCTCGCCGATCTTGAGCGCCCGCGGGTGCGCCGGCGCACCCATGAGGACCAGATCGCGCTGCACGCCGGCGATTTAGGATTTGAGTTTGTCGCCGCGCTGCAAAACAAAGAGACCATCTGGAAGGCGCCGGGATGAGACTACCTGACTGGCAAAGCCGCCTATCGGCGGTCCTCAAGGCGCACGCCGGCCAGCCCTTTGAATGGGGCGTCAACGACTGTTGCCTGTTTGTCTGTGACTGCCTCGTCGCCGTCGCCGGCATCGACCCGGCCGCCGAGTTTCGCGGCCGCTACGCTGACGAGAGCCGCGCCCGCGCGCTGGTGCTGGCCTACTGCGGCGGCGATATCGAGCGGCTGTGCGAGACCATGGCCGAGCGCCATGGCTTTTTGGAGATCGCGCCGGTATACGCCCAGCGCGGCGACTTTGGCCTGTACCGCTCGCCGGCGCTCGGCCCAACACTCGGCATCTGCGCCGGCGCGCTGTTTTTGTTCGTCGGCCTGCACGGCTACGCCGGGACCGTCGGCATGCTGCCGGTGGCGAGCGGCGAGATTAGCCGGGCCTGGAGGATTGGCTAATGCCGTTCCTTGTGCCCGTGCTGGTTGCCATCGGCCAGTTTGTTTTGGCCAATCTACCGCAGATCCTCGCCAGCTTGTTGTCGGCCGCGCTCAACGCGCTACTGACGCCCAAGGCGCCCAACTTGGACAGCGCCCGCGCCCAGTTGCAAAACACCGTGCGCGACCCGGTCAGGGTGCGCGAGCTGGTCTTTGGCCGGATAAAAAAGGGCGGCAGCTATGTATTTAGCGAGTCTGTCCATAACGACGTCGATCTGCTCATGTGGATCGCGGTGGCCGACCATGAGGTCACCGCCATCGACGAAATCTATTTTTACGACCAGCTAGTGGTCGATCAAAACGGCGTCGTGCAAAAAAAATTCAAAAAACACGTCGAGTTTGAAAAGTTCCTCGGCGCCAGCCCGCAGACCGCCAGCGCCATGCTCCAGGCGGCCACGCCCAAATGGACCGCGGCGCACCGCTGCGACGGCGTCGCCGGGGTCGCGCTCAAGATCAAGTTCAATATGAACTTGTTCAACTCGATCCCAAACGTCAGCGTGGTGATGCGCGGCGCCAAGGTCTACGACCCGCGCAGCGCCACCACGGTCTACAGCACCAACCCCGCGCTGGTGCTGGCGCACTATCTCAATCATCCGACCTTCGGCTTGAACGCCGCCTACGGCACGGTGATCGACACCACCATGCTGATCGCCGCCGCCAACGCCTGCGACGAGGATGTCGCGATCAAGGCCGGCCATGTGCTGGAGTTTGACGGCGAGGACGACGTGATCGATATGGGCAAGGTGCTGGGCCAGACCGGCGCCATCACTATCGAGGCGCGCGTCTATCCCGGCGCGGTCAACCGCGCGGCCATGAAGATCCTCGATCGCTGCTCGGCAGTGGACGGCTTTTCGCTGCAAATCGAAAACGACAAAGTGCGTTTCCGCACCCGCGACCTGTCCAACGTCGACTTGGACACCAGCGCCGGCGCGGTGGCGGCGTCGACATGGCATCGCATCGCCGCCCGCTGGGACCCCGCCGCCGGCACGAAGACCATCCGCATCAACGGCGTCCAGGTCGCCCAGGCGACCAGCGTCACCGGCACGCTAGTGGTCGCCGCCAACACCAAGCTGATCATCGGCGATAAATTCAAAGGGCGCTTGCAGGATGTGCGCCTGTGGAGCGTGGCGCGCACCAATACCGAGATCGACGCCTATGCCGACAAGACCCTCGGCGGCGAGGAAACCAACCTGGCGGGCTACTGGCGCCTCGATGAAAAAAAAGGCGAGCGCGCCGAGGACGGCACCGAGACCGCCAACGACGGCATCATCGACGGCGCCGCCTGGGTCGAGGATAACAGCGTCATCGGC